AGGCGGCCGAGCAGAACGAGGACCTGCGCGGGCTGCTGAACAGCGGCCACCAGCGCAACCGGCCGCTGCTGCGCTGGGACATGACCAGCCGCAGTCTCGACGAGCTGCCGACGTTCGCGATGGCGATGCTCGCCTCGATCGGCGACCTGCCGGCGACCATCATGGATCGGGCCGTGGTCGCGCGGATGCGGCGCCGCGCGCCCGGCGAGAAGATCGAGCCGTGGCGCAGCCGCCGCGACGCGCCGCCGCTCAACGAGCTGCGCGGCCAGCTCCACAAAATGGGCCCGTGCGCATCTTCGGCAGCTACGGGTCGCGACCCCGGACACGCCGCTGGAGGATCGCGCCGCCGACACCTGGGAGCCGCTCATCGCGATCGCCGACCTGGCCGGTGATGCCTGGCCGGTCCGCGCTCGCATCGCTGCCGAGGACCTGACCCGCGCCGAGGCCGACGCCGAGGCCGACGCATCGGCCGGTGTGCGGCTGTTGGAAGACGCCTACGCCGTGTTCGAGGACGCCGCGGCGCTGCATTCCAAGACGCTGCTCGACCGGCTGCTGGAGCTGGAAGGGTCGCCGTGGGCCGACTGGGCCCGTGGCCGCGGGCTCAACCAGCAGGGACTCGCCAAGCTGCTCAGGCCGTTCGGGATCAAGCCGTGCAACGTCCGTGAGCACGGCACCGACCCGCCGAAGAAGGGCTACCGGGTCGAGCAGTTCGACGACGCCTGGCGCCGCTACACGCCACACCTGCGCCCTGGTGCCGCTACAGCCGCTACATCCGTAACACCCCAGCTCAGCCCGGATATGGCAGCCGCTACAGACCCGCTACAGGGCGCTACGGACTCCGGCGATGTAGCGGCACGTAGCGGCTATGTAGCGGCTGGAAAACCCGCCTTGACCAGCGATGTTACGGATGTAGCGGCTGTAGCGGGCACCCCTAGCGAGAACGGCGAAGCATGGAACGACGCCGACGACGCCGCCTGGCAAGCCGGCCAGCTTCCCGGCACGGACGCCGACGATCGACGACGAAGGTTCGCAGGATGAGCGAACCTGACCGGCTGCCCGATGACGAGCTGTTCGTGCTCTGCACCTGGGCCGTCCAGGCGGTCGCCGCCGACCTGGGCATCGACGAAGACGACGCCTACGCGCTGCTGGGCGCCGCCGAGGCGCAGGGCCGCATCCAGGTTCTTGGCACCAGCATGTTCACCGGCGTCCAGGTCGACGGGAAGTGGGTGGTCGTCGAGGGCCGCGCCCGGCTCACCGAGGCCACCCGCGAGTGGCAGACGCTCAGGCACATGCAGCGCCAGTTCGAGGAGTAGCTCGCGCCACGGTGCATCGCTGTACGTAGTAACCTGCTCTGCAAACCCGCGCGACGCGGGACACCGCGACCGAAGAGGTAGCCGTGGCACTGCTCGACGACCTGCGCGCCAAGCGCACCGCGGCCCGCGAGGCCGCCGACGCCGTTCTCACCCGCGCCGCCGAAGACCCCGCCGGCCCGCGCGACCTGACCGCCGAAGAGCTGGCCGAGTACCAGGCCCGCATCGTCGAGGCCCGTGAAGCCGACGACGGCATCGAAGGCGAGCGCGACCGCGAGCTGGCCGAGCTGCGCGCCGCGGCGACCCGCCGCCCGGCGGGCCCGGCCGTCCCGCGCGAGCCGGTACTCCAGCGGTCGGACTCGATGTACGACTGGTGCCAGACCCGCGGGCTGTTCGAGCCGCCGACCGAGGGCGAGCGGCTCAGCTTCGACCGCTACCTGCGCGGCATCGTCACCGGCAACTGGGACGGCGCCGAGCACGAGCGGGCGCTGTCGGAGGGCACCCTGACGGCCGGCGGCCACCTGGTGCCGACGGCGCTGTCGAGCCGCGTCATCGACCTGGCCCGCAACGCCACGCGCGTGTTCCAGGCCGGCGCCATCACCGTGCCGATGACGGCGCAGACGCTCAAGCTGGCCCGGCTGACCGGCGAGGGCACCCCGGCGTGGAAGGCCGAGAACGCGGCCATCACCGCCGCCGACATGACCTTCGACGCGGTCACCTTCACCGCCCGCACGCTGGTGCGGCTGGTCACCCTGAGCGTCGAGCTGTTCGAGGATGCGGACCCGTCCAGCGAGGACGTCATCGCCCGTAGCCTCGCCGCCCAGGTCGCGCTTGAGCTTGACCGGGTCGCGTTGCGCGGCACCGGCACCGCGCCCGAGCCGCGCGGCGTCCTGAACCAGAGCGGCGTGACCACCACCACCCACGGCGCCAACGGCGCGGCCATTGCCAACTACGACTTCTGGCTGGACGCCAAGGGCGTGGTCATGGGCAACAACTTCGAGCCCAACGCCCACATCCAGGCGCCGCGCTCATCGGTGTCGCTGTCCAAGCTGAAGGAGGCGACCACCAACGCCTACCTGACGCCGCCGGCGAGCATGCTGCCCATGCTGGCGACCAAGCAAATCCCCATCAACCTGACCGTGGGCACCTCGACAGACTGCTCGGAGATCTACACCGGCGACTGGTCGCAACTGATGGTCGGCATCCGCACCGACTTCCAGCTCTTGTTCCTGCGCGAGCGGTTCGTCGCCGACAACCTGCAATACGCCTTCCTGGCCTACCTGCGCGCCGACGTACAGCTCGCGCAGCCCACGGCGTTCGTCGTGGACACCGGCGTCAGGGCGTAGCCCGTGGGCTGGTTCGACCGGTGGGTCTGGCGCCGGCCCGAGCAGCGCGAGCAGCTCACGCTCGAAGGGCTACTCGCCGACCAGGGCACGCCCACGGCCGCCGGCGAGGCCGTCACGACCGACTCGGCGCTACGACTGAGCGCGGTATGGGCGTGCATCAGGTTGTTGAGCGATGCCGTCTCGACCCTACCGGTGCATGCCTACCGCCGCGGCGAGCGCGACCCGCTGCCCGACCTGCCGCCGCTGCTGCGCTCCCCGGCCGCCGGCATGACGCTGCCGGACTGGCTCTACGCGTGCATGACCAGCTTGCTGGTCGCGGGCAACTGCTACGGCCGCGTCGTCGCCCGCTCGGGCGCCGGGCTGCTGCCCGCCCAGGTCGAGCTGCTGCATCCCGAACGGGTCGGCGTGGCCGTCAACGGCGACGGCATGGTCACCTACCGGCTGAACGGCACCGAGCTGGACCCGGCCGACGTATGGCACGTCCGCGCCTACGTGTTCCCCGGGTCCGTCGTCGGGCTGTCGCCCATCCAGTACGCGAGACAGGCCGTCGGATTGGGGCTGGCCGCCGAGAAGTTCGGCGCCCGGTTTTTCGGCGACGGCGCCACCCCCCAGGGCGTGCTGACCACCGACCAGCGCGTCACCACCGAGCAGGCCGAAGAGCTGCGCGACCGGTGGGACGCCCGCCACAAGGGCCGCCGCCGCATCGCCGTGCTCGGCGACGGCGCGAAGTTCCAGCCCATCAGCATCGCGCCGGAAGAGAGCCAGTTTCTCGAAACGACGAAGGCGAACGTCGCCACCATCGCCCGGTTCTACGGCGTCCCGCCCGAGATGGTCGCCGGCGAGACCGCCGGGCACATGGCCTACACGTCGCCCGAGCTGTGCTCGCTCGATCTGCTCACCTACGCCGTCAGGCCGTGGCTGGTGCGGCTTGAGAACGCTATCTCGGCGCTGCTGCCGCGGCGGCTCACGGTGCGGTTCAACGCCGACGCCATCGTCCGCGTCGACCTGAAGACCCGCTACGAAGCCCACGAGATTGGCCTGCGCGCTGGCTTCCTGACGCTGGCCGAAGTCCGCGAACTAGAGGACCGGCCGCCGCTGCCGCCGGCCGAAGGTGGTGCTGTCGCATGACCGACGTAATCGTCCGCGCGTTCGAGGCCACCCTGCAGGTCCGTGGCGGCGGCGATGGCCGCACGCTGGAGGGCCCGCTGCTGCCGTGGGGCGTCGAGGCCCGCGTGCTCGACCGCGGCCGCCTGGTCGTCGAGACGTTCGAGCGCGGCGCCCTGCACGACGTCGACCCGGCCAGGGTGCCGCTCACCGCCACCCACCCGCGCGACGCTGGCACGCTGCCCATCGGCGTGACGCTCTCGATCGACGAGCGCGCCGACGCCGCCTGGGGTAGCTGGCGCGTCTCGGCGACCACGCTCGGCGACGAGGTCCTGGCGCTGGCCCGCGACGGCGTACCACTGGGCTTGAGCGTCGGGTTCATGGAAGTGGCCGGCGGGTCGCGCTGGTCGCCCGACCGTCGCCGCGTCACCCGCACCCGGGCCGCGCTCGACCACGTCGCCATCGTCAGGCGGGCCGCGTACGTCGGCGCCGAGGTCGCCGCGGTCCGTAGCGCGGAGGACACCCGCGGGCTGCCGCTGCTCACCCGCGTGCTGATGATGTACCGGCGGTAGCGATGAGCAAGAAAGGCCGCAGTGGGCGCGGCTGGCACATGACCGGCACCGCCAAGTCCACCGGCGGGCGCTGCGTCGGCTGCCACCGCACCATCTTCTACGGCGACCGCTGCCCGCCCTGCCAGCAGCAGCTACGCCAGCGCAGGCGACGGAAGCCCAGGTGACCCTGCGCCGCGCGTGCATGGGCTGCGGCCGGCTGGTGCGTGGCCGCTCCCGCCATCCGCAGTGTGAGCCGCCCAGGGCGCCCACTGCTGCCCGCGGGTACGGCAGTACCCACCAGCGGCTCCGCGCCGCCCTGGTGGCCGCTCTGGACCCGTGGGCGCCCTGTCCGCGGTGCACCGAGCCCCTCGGACCCGACGCTGACCGCCTGGACCTCGGTCACGTCGACGGCGACCGCACCCGCTACTCGGGGCTGGAACACCGCGAGTGCAACCGCGGACGGCGAGGCGGTTTCCCCATGAGCGCGACCGCCATGACCCCGCGCCCGCCGAAGTTTCCGACACACACCGGCGACGACGGCCCGGCGGTCGCATGAAGGCCAGGCTGCTACTCGGGGAGCTGCCGCGAGAAGTC